TGGCACAGGTAGTGCCGCTACTTATAACATTACAGTTGGTCGTAACTCTGAAAAAATTCAGGGTGCAGCATCAGATCTAACAATTAGCACTAACAATGCTGGTGTAGCTCTGGTATATTACGATTCAACAAATGGGTGGAGGTTGAAATATAACGACTAATGGCTAATTTACAAGACATAGTAAACAGAAGTGAAGTAGGTGCAATTAAACCTTGGGGTAAAGCAACAGCTCCAGCAGGTTATGTATTGTGCGATGGAGCGGCAATTTCAAGAACCGATTACGCAGATTTATTTGCTGTAATTTCTACAACTTATGGCGCTGGTAATGGATCAACAACTTTTAATGTTCCTAATCTTGCAGGTAAAATGCCTCAAGGTTATGATGGTAATACTTATAATATGGCAGGAACAGGTGGTGCTAATACTGTTACAGTATCACTTACTAACAATCAGGCAGCTACAAGCACTACAACCAACAATCAATCAGTAACAGTTACAGGGGCTATTGATAATACTTCTTTAACAGAAGCTGAACTTGCTACTCATACTCACTGTACTTTTGGTACTTATAACTCTGAGCCTCCTCGAGGACCTTACTCAAGAATTTGTCCATGTACGGTTGGTAGCCCTGGTACAGGAAAAGGTGGAACTAGTAACGTTGTAAATATTGATAAATTTTGTTCTGCAGGATCGGGCACTGGACACAATCATTCACACACTTTATCTGGAACGTTAACTGGAACAGTTGCTGTATCAACTAATTTAACTGGAACTGTAACAGGATCAGGAACAAATTCATTTTCACCATATGTAGTGGTTAACTATATTATAAAGCATTAGGAGATATTAATGGCAACACAGATAGTAATATTAAATGGAGACAGTATAAATGTAGATAATAGTTTTAGAATTGATTGGGCTGATAAAGGTTCTTCAATGCCTGCAATTCCTGACACTGTTCATTGTGTATTATGGAATAGTCTTCCAGGGCAAAATGAAATACAAAGTAAGGATGCATCTACAGGGAATATGACTGGTAACACAAATTTAAGTGCTACAAGTGACGCTGTAGGATCAACAACGGTTGCCGCTTTACTTACATGGGCAGAAACTAGAAAAACTGAAATAGAAACTGCTGTAGACGCTTATGAAGCTGCAGGATCTCCTGAAGATAAAACCTGGCACGATTACGACTCCTAAGCTGTATTTTTTTTAAAATCTTCTAAAGTTATTTCTTCTAATAAATTTTTATAAGGACCATTTTTATCTACATAATGAATAAATAATTGATGATGCCAACATTTTTTTGGTTGATTAAAAATAGGTCTCCAATGAGGTATTTCACACCCTTTATAAATAACACCATCGCCAGACTTTATAATAATTGGAGTGTCTTCCATGCATAGAGGCCATTTATAATTTTTATCTTCGTAAAAAAATTTTAAAGTGATAGATGCACTAATTTCACAAGCGTTTCTATCAACGTGTTTTGCAAGTTCTGATCCACCTAAATAAATTCTGTCGTATGCATATATTGGTTTTAATTTTAAGTTTGTTTCTTTTTCCATAATAGGCAAAAGATAATGAATTATATGTTTAAACATATCAGATTCACTTGAATGATGAGAAGAAGAATAAGGAACTTGTTCATCACCTTTTGTTAAATTTTTAAAACTCCATGTTGATAAAAAATCAACTATGTCTAAAGACAACATATTTTTAATATGTTTATATTTTTTTGTTTCTAACGTATCCATGTAATGACAGCGTGCCTATTTCCTTTTGTTACAGGTAATACAGCATGAGGAAAACAAAAGTTGCTTGGAAAAACAACAGCGCTACCTGTTTTAGGAGGCACTACATATTTACCACCAAAAAAAACAAAATCACCACCTTCATAATTATCGTTTAAAATAAAAGAACAAGTTAAGACTCTGGGATATAAATCCGTGTGATCAACATGCTCTTTGTATTCATTATTGCCTGAACCAACATAAATTAAATGTTCATAACCCGTGTCTTCACAGGACAATCCTGTGCTAAAATTTGGATGATCTGATGAATATTGTTTTAAAACTTTACTAACAGATTCAAAAATATTTTTATCAAACTTTGAATGAAGATCGTTAATATAACATTTTCTATATTCTGCATCTCCTCCCACTGTTGATGATTTTGTAAAATCTAAATTTTCAGAATTGTCTATTATTGCTTTACAAATTTCAACGTCAACTATGTTTTCATAACAATGAATAAAGTCTGTAATTTTTATCATTTATAACTTTTTTTACTCCAAAAATATTTTTTGTATCTATCCATCCATTCGCTTCCTAGTATTTGTAAAGTTTTAGAATGTAATTTTTCAAAATAAAATCCAGACCACATTTTATAAGATTCTCTTTTAAAAGGAATTACTTGAATCATAGGTTCACCTTTTTTAATTAAAAATTGTTTATCTCTTTTATGTAAAATAAAAGGAAAATTTATTACATTAATATAAGTATCTGTATCTACGCATCCTGAAATTATTTCAAATCGCGGCTCTAATCTATTCATAGGTTTTACAAATAAACAACTATATCCAGGCGGTGTTTTTATTAACCATTTGTTATGAAATTTTCCTGCGTTTTCTCCAGTAGTTTTTTTCCACTCCTCGGGTAATTGTGTTTGATTATGAAATCCAAAATCATCTTGCTCTTTACTAGCAGGTGTTACACTAAAATCACCTTCCACAGGATCAACTAAATAATCTTGATCAAAAGGTATTATATAACCCATAGTTAAAGAATCTAAAAAAGGCATGCATGTTTTAACAGTAGGTTGATGTAAATTTTTATTAGTAAATCTTTCTAATTTTTTATATTCTTCGGGAATAAAATGAGATGCTGGTTTAGGATTAGGCCAAATATCTTTCATCCCATCATTTGTTGCACAAAAAATTATTTTTTTATTAAACATTTAATTAAGAAAAATTCCTACAGATATTCGCCAAAAAGGTAAATTTATTTTTACTGGCATAGCATCATGCAAATTACTTCCTGAAAATAAAACAAAATTTCCTGGTTTAAACTTTATTGTATTATCTTCTATTTGTAGTTCTCCTCCCCATTCTTTTTCCCACTCAGGTGTAAGAAATCCAACTAAAGAATACTTATATTGTCGATGATCGTGAAAATGAAACTTGTCACTTTTTTGTTGAGCATTTAATATTATGGATTTAATTTGATAATTACCTAAATCAAAATTTTTATTTTTTCTAAGGTCGTTATTTACTGCTGAAACTAGACCTGAAAAATATCCAAACCAATAAGGTTGATAAATATTATCTTCAAAAAATACTCTAAATGTAGGATAAAAAGAACTATAACTTGTGTAAGGAGTATCAATAGACCAATTATGATCTAATAATCTTTTATGAATATCTTTAATTTCATATTGATTTAAAATATTTTCACATTCATAAACTTTATTTAACATTTTTAACAATAAAATTAAAAGACATTGATCTTCTAATATCTCCTTTCTTTTTTACTTTAAAAGGCATTACACAATGTTGATGTTTTGCTTCAAATATATAAAACTCTCCTACCTTTGGTTCTGACCATACAGTGCCTACTCCATTACATTCTATAAAACCAAGTTGCCCGTCTTTAAATTTATGAGGATCTTTGGCATCATTAACAAACTCTGGTACTTTTAAAAAAAGAACAGTAGACCACCCTGTTAAATCATGATGAGTGTGAGGAGGATTATATTCTCCTTCTTTCATGTCATTTATCCAACAACTAAGAATATCAAGATGTTTACTTCCTCTCCATAAATTTACTTTTTCTAACGTCTCAATATAATCTTGCATGCAGTTAACAATACTAGAAAAAAGTGTAGTTGATTGAATTATCTGAGTAAAATCTAATTCTGAATCTAAACGACCAGCTAACCTTTTTCCGTAAGAATTAAGATCTTTTTTAACTTCTTCATACTTTTTGTTTAAATCTTCAATTCCATCTAAAGGTAAATTATAACATTTTACTATTCTTCCAAATATAGATGTTTTAGCTTTCATTCTTTTTTCTGTCTCTTTCATAGCATATTTTCTATGTCAAGAAAACAATTTAAAAAAGATTGCTTGATATATTCGTTACACATGTTTAAATTAGATCTCACCCAAAAATTATAAATCAGGAGATATTATGGAAAATCAAGAAGTATTGAAGGCTATAGCTACCCTTGCTGATAAGGTGAGTCGCTACCACGAACGTTTATTAGTTGCAGAGCGAGATAATAAAAGATTAGAAAAAACTTTATCAACACACCTTAAAGGATGTGGATGCCATGATACTTCAAATGAAAAAATAATGTTAAATGGGAATGAAGCTGATACTGAGTGCGAAGCTTGCAGTGCTTAGGATTTTTTAACAGGTGCAATCATATCGGCTAATTTAGGTGCAAAAATTTTAACATCTCTTCGGATATGTTCTTCTTTAGTTTCTGTTTCTTTATTATCAATATCTTTTTGAACTTCTTCTTCAGATGAATATTCATATCCTGTTTTTGTATTTGTAATAGTAGTTTCTGATCGACAACTCATCTTGGGTATTTCCCTACCATCATCTAATTTAACTGTTCCTAGCTGTTTGGCTTCTTCTATAATTTTAGGCATTCATTCTCCTTTTTAATTCTAAATTAAAACTTAATATAATTCTCTCTTCATTGGAATTATTTTTTTCTACTTCGTGATTAATCCATGAAGGAAAAAAAATTAAATCATTAGGTTTCGGGGTCCACGCAACACGGCTACTTGTATGTATGCTTTCGTCTTTTTGTTTTGGAGGTGATAAAACCTCAGATTGAGGTCTAGGATCATGAAAAACAAGAGGACCGCTATCAGGAGGAACTTGTAAATAAAAAACGCCTGAAAGATAATTAAAAGGGTGTGAATGCAATTTATTTCTGCTGCCAGGACCATTGACCATGGCCCACAGACCAGTTAATTCAGGAATCATATATTCTTCAATAGATAAATGATTTATTGCTTCTTGACTTAAATTTATAATTTCAGATTTTAATGTAGAAAACCGTTCGTCAAAATGTAAGTCTGTTTGACTATGCCATCCACCCTCGTTCGTCTTTCTTATTCCTTTAGGATCTTTCTGTTGTATCTCTTTTATAACTTTAATTAGGTCTTCATACCCTGCTAAATTTATAGAAAAGACGGGGGTAATAAATAAAGAATGTAGATCGATTATAAATCTCCTTTTGTAATTTCTAAAGCAGATACTGTAACATGAACTTGATTAGCAGCATTTGCTTGTAGGTATAATATATCACTTTCTTCTAAAACTAAAGGCTGTTCTAACAATTCTACTGTAGTATTAGCCGATACACTTTTTTGATTAAATAAAACAAACGTAGAAGTAGCACTAGAATCTAAATATTTTATATCTACCAATGTAGTATTTGCTGAATCACTAGCCACTAATATAGATTTAACAAGCGTTGTGGTAGGAAAAACAGGAGAAGTGCCTGTTACCCCAGGAGAAGCCGTTGGAACCGTATAAATAGCATTTAAATTAGTATCTACAACGTCTAATGAAGAATTTACAAAATTATCAGCCAACGAACCAACTCCTTCCTGACGATTTATCTACTATGTCTTGAGAGTAAGATGTATTTAAATTTAAAATAAGTTGTTCAAGTAATCTAATTAATTGATCAATTTGAGATTGTTCATATTCAACCGTTGCATTTGGTAATCGTGTTATTGTTATTTTAGCCATTATGTTTTTTTATTATTTTGTGCAAATTTACGAGCTGCTTCTACAGATCCAAATCCCCACTTTTTAAGTGCCAATGCTTTTCTAGTTGGGCTACCATCAGGTTTTTTCATTGGTCCTTTCATACCTGCAAAGCGAGCGGCAAAAGAAATTCGTCGAGGATTTTTTCCTTTATTAACAGGGGGCTTTAAATTAGCCCCTTCTGTTTTTTTAAAATATTTTCTTCCAGCAACAGTCAATCCGCCTGTTTCACTTTTGTGTTCTTTTTTCATTAAGGTTTTTTTGCAGTTTTAGCTGATTGCTTTAAAGCTTTATCAGTAACAGTTCCTTTACCAGGTCTACTTGTTCCCTTTTTTTTAGCTTGATTTATATTATAGTATAAACCTTTTTTAACTGTTCTTCCGTCTTTAGTTTTATGAAAGCCTTTTTTCATTATCTTCTCCCATCTGGTCTGAGTTGTAATTTCATAGAGCCTAATCTCCAATTGGTTTCATCTACTACATCTGTAGCAAAATTTAATTTTACTGATCGTCCTCTACCTCTTACATTAATTTTTTGAGTTGTGCTACTAACATTTCCTGCTGTAGTTTGACTTGTAGTGGATTGAGGATAATCTTCAAGGGTCATTGTAACTGTTAATTCCTTTGATAAATTAGTAAAATCAGGGACAAATTTACTAACAGACATGAATTGATCTCCATCTGCAATTTCAATTGATCCTGATGTAAGAGATGCGGAAATAGCTGTTCCATCTGCTTTATTATTTCCTACTTCATGATTGTATAGATAAGAGGCTCCCGCGGTTACTCCAATTGGTGTATCAGATACTCCTGTGCTTGTTGTAGCATTAGCTGTTAAGCTCGCATTGTATTCGGTAGCAATAGGATTTTCGTACGTATAATTACCAAGGTAAGTTGTTCTACCTAAAGTAGTTGTATACCAAGTTCCTTCTAAATAATTATATACAACTAATCTATCTATTTGCGTTGCACTTGCACTTGGATAATACCACATAATTTCATTAAACTCAGGACAAACTCCACAAGCAATATCGTTTTTATTAGTATAACTTATATCGTCATACACATAATCTTCTACAGAACATGGCATTTTTTTAACAACACCGTCATACATGTAAAAAGCATCCTCTCCCATCCAATACGCTCTACCATTTACATCAATAGCAGCATGTTGTGCTATTAAACCACAATTAGCTCCAAGTTGTCTTTGACCAAAAGTATAAGGTGTGCCAATAAATTGAATACCGTGTAGTGAAGTATCGGTCCATACAAGAATTTGACCTGTTGATTTTACTGCTCCTACAATTCTTGAACCATCAGCAATTCTAAGTGAACCAGCTTCGTTTTCTGCAGTAGGTGCAAAAATAGTCAAACTCTCTCTATCAGCAAATCTAAAAAATAAATCATCTTGTGTAGCGGAATTTGCAACAGTAGTACAAGTTCCAAATAAAAATAAATGTCGTGTATCAGCAGAAACTAAATTAAAACGAGAAGCAACTGGTGCTGTCGCACCAAGGCTCACGGCCCTTACACTTAAACCTGAAGAAGTATCCCATTTATACGTTCCACCATCTAAAACAGTTGCTACTAAATCTTCACCAAAATTATCTAAAGACCAATTTCTTCCTTGAATAGTTACACTCGATGTTGCACGTGGTGTGCCCCAAGTGCTTAATCCCCACGTTGCTACGCCCCATCCGTACCCATAAGTAGAAGCAGTTGGACCTACATTAATTTGATAATTTGCTGTAACCGATCCTCCACCAGCTGCGGTAGTTCCTGTAGCATTCGTTGGAAAAGTAATTGTATAACTATCAGCATCTATAACTGTTGTTATTTCAAATTCATTATTAAATTCTAAACCGTCAACAACATTATTTGTGCTACCATCAGTAAAAGTAACAAAATCTCCTTCAATAGCTCCGTGATCAGCATCAGTAACGGTAACCCCTGCACCTCCACTTGTTGTTTCAAAAGGATTAGTTAAAGAAGCAGTTTCTCTAATAGGTGTAACATCGTGCACACTTCCTTCTGAATATACATAAAGTTTTCTATCTGTTCCTAAAGCTAAATACCTTGTGCCATCAAGGCTTATCCATGAATGAGTGTCTCTTACTACTCCAATAAGAGTTTCATTAGGATTGGGAAGATACTCCCATCCTTTCCATCTTTCTGGTTTTCCGTAGTGAAAACGTACAAATTCAGAGTTTGTATATCTTCTTTGATCTCCTGCCGCGTAAGAGGAGTCTTGTTTGTCTACACCAGGTTGAAATTTTAAATCAGTTAATTGCATGCAGAAGCATACTAAATTATTTCTTGTTTTGTGGCAAGAATTGAGTTCCTACATTACCTTTAAAGACATACGTTCCGTGATGATTTAACCCACTAACAACATCAGCATACACTCTTCCCCCAATTTTCTGCCATAATCTACAAAATGCGTAATCTTCTGATAAGTATCTTTTAGTTTCAGGTTCAATCATAGTGTCAAAAAATGCATAATTCCAATCAGATGTGTCATGATAACTAAATTTAGTATCGTGAGGTTGATTTAAATGTTGATCGGATTTAAACTTTAAATCAGGATAAGCTTTAGCCATTTTTTCAAATACTTGTCTTTTTATCAACATAAACCCTGTAGCACCGTCTATAGCTTCTATAAAACCTTTTTTAACTTCAATTCTTTCAGGGT